TCTTGAACGGCTACCTGACCAAGCGCACCGCCTGTTGGGCTTTCTTCACGCATTCTTTGAAGCCTGTCAAACCCAATATTAGCCTTGATAGTTGTTGTAAGCGACGTTAAATCTTTTGCTGCAGTGCCGCCAATATTTCTTAAAATTCCACCAACAAATCCAGTTGACAAAAATGGCTTGTCTTTAGCAATATCAATTGCTGAGCCAATATCTTCAAGAACTACAATTCCAGATGTTGTTTTTGCAGAACGTATAGCATCTGCAGCTTGTTGAATTTTTTGCGCCTCCAAATCAGCCTTGCTTCCAGTAATAGGAACAAGTCTGTAATTTATAATAGCGCCACTTTCATCCTTATCAAACTGGTATCGCATGCCCTTCTCAGGCCTTGGAAGATTCGCAAGTAGTGACGTTTCTTGGCTGTACACATCCCCACCGCTAAGAATATACCTTTGAAACTCAGGCGTTCCTTCTTTCAGCCCTGCTGCAAGAGCGTTCCTAATAAGGGCGGTATCTTTCGCCTCAACCATGCTATCTTTTAAATAACTAGCGACACCTGCACCTGCACTTACCGCACCAGTTGAAACCGCATCAAAATAAGTTTTTGCAAGACTGTCACCTGCATCGGCACGACTTTTTAAATATTCTAGGCTTTTATTTAATTGACGCTGCTCTTTTGCTTCCTCTTTCCTCCCCTGCATGTTTGCCGCACGCTGCTGAACAAGAGGCGTCAGTCTCGCATCACCTGATCCAGCCATAATCGCCATTGACAGTCTGTCGCTGAAATCCGGGCTAAACCCAAGCGCACCGCCTATGCCCTGACCGCCAAACAGATTTGCCAATAATCCTTGAGGTCTTTGGTTTTGAGGTTGCTGAACCATCGCTAATTACCCTTTATATCATCATGTAAGCTAAAGCTGCAGGATTAAAACCCTGACGCGCTGTTGTGGTTGTGCCATAAGGTACTGAACCTAAAATTTGACTTAGAATGCCAAGTCCTTCCAATGGTGCACCAGTAGCTCCAGCGTATTGACCTCTCGCTTGGTCAATCATTTGCTGTTGAAGACTACGCTGCAACGATCCCTGCTGACCAATAGCTTGCTGGATTGACTGACCCATGCCAAACGCTTGCTGACCAAGCCCAGCCAAACCTGCCGCCCCTGATTGCTGCAATCTGGCGGCATCAAACGCTGCTCGCTGATTAGCCAATGAAGCTTGCATTTGATTTGCGGCAGATGCCGTTCCTGCTTGTACGCTTCGCCCTGCAGCATTTTCAAATGCAGCTTGACGCGCTGCTTCATTTGCACGCGCTGCTTCATACTGAGTGCCAATGTCAAACGTAGCAGCTTGTTGCGCTTGTTCAAATGCTCTTTGACGCTGTTGTGCAGCAAGATCACCAGCCATCCGACCATACTGACCATACGTTTCGCCTTCTGCTAAACCAAAGCGAGAGCCACCAAAAGCACCACCAGCCGTTGCTGCAGCACCTAAAGCATTAAGTGCTTGTTCACGCTGTCTTGCAATGTCTTGCTCTCCACGCTCAATAACTTGCTGAGTGTAGGGGTTCATATATTGCTGATAGTTTGTTGCAGCTAAAGTTCCTGCTTCAACAGCAGTAGGATCATATGTGCCACCAGATGAAACACCAGCAGCTTTTATTTCCTCTGGCGCTTGAAATCTTGCTAAATTTCCGTATGTTTGCCCAGCTTGCGTTTGGTATTGCTGAGCTTGTTGAAATATATTTGGCCCTGCTTGCTGATTACCTGCTGTTGGCACACTTGTTGTTGGCACACTTGTTGTTGGCACACTTGTTGTTGGCTGATTACCTGCTGTACCCATTATACCACTCCTAACGCATCAAGGATGCTGTCTCTAGCAGACCTCATTCCAGAAAATAAACCAGAACCAGAACTTGCTGATCCGCTACCTAAGTTATCTGGCCTCAATCTTGGCCTCATAGGGGCATCTGGCCCTTCCCTGTCTCGCATCATTCTCTCATAAATATTTAACTCACCACTCCCACCATCACTAACAACTGGCATATTGCTTGAAACTGCAGGATCAAAAACAGGCATATTGCTCTGGAAGTTTGGATTAATCGCACCAGTAATAGGGTCATACCTTGTCATTCCAGTTAATCCTTCATACATATCTGGGCGCAAATCTCTAAGCATTTCAAGAGAAGCAATGTAAGATGGGTATGATGTATACCCAGTTATTCCACCTTGAGTGACTGTTGGCATACCGCCCATATCCAATGACGCTGGAGCTTGCAGACCAAATGCAGAAGCCATGCCACCAACATTCGCAGCCATTGCTTGCTCATATGGATTTACAACTGCAACTTCTGGACCCATGTAGGGCATATAGCCCATTTCTTGAATCTGAGTTGCTCTCTGTAGAGCAGCACGACTTGCATCCTCCAGATACTGAGGTATTTCTGTTTTATTAGTGCTTTTGCTACCCATGTTAAAACTCCAAGTGCATAGTTACGGAGTGAGACTTCCAGCCTATTTTCTCCAAAGTTTTCTTCCATCCAAATCGACCGTCAAACGATGCAAATGAACAGCCTTGCTTTTGCGCCCATTCTTTCACACTTTTGGTCATTTGTAAAATTTCATCTAATTCACCCCCTGCGAGGAATATATGTAATGCTTTTGTGCTAGGGTATACCACGATTTCCGTAACTATGCACCCACGTTCTGCAGGCCATAGTTGCATTTTCCCCGAACGAACACCATCGCGCACTTCGTCCCATGTGTTTAATCCACCAGAACGCTCAAGCGCAGCCTCAATCCAAGAACGACATCTTGTCAACTCATCTATATGAGTATGCATGTTCATCCATGTATCCTTGTTATTGCTAGAGTTGATGAAGGTGAGGCTGGGCTAAAAGCTGTAGCCGCTGTAACTCCTAAACTCCCATTAGTACTATCTACTGCCCACTTCATTTCAATATAATCGTCTGCTGCAAGCTCAAGTAAAAACGCCCTAGACGCAAGCATAACTCCACCATTGTTGTGCACTGTTTTAACTATTGTCATATTTGCAATGTTTGTTCCGTTCTTCGCAGGCCAGAAATAAAACTTTATATCTGCTGCCGCTGATGTTGTTATTTCTGCTGTAAAACTTAAAAGATATTCGCCAGTTTCTTCAAATACAATGCGCTCATTATTAGTAGCATCTCTGTCTATTTTGTACTTATTTGTAGGCGCATCGTAGGTAATGCTGTAAGCGGTATCAGCCGATGCAGCCGTTTGCGCTGTGGTTCGCATAAACTTGGCGTGACCACCTTCTAGTACAATCTGGCGAAACTCTCCGCTTTTAGAAACAACTGGATAGCCGCTTGTGTCATCCCATAGTATAACACCATTTTCAGCAGGAGATGCATCAGCAGTTTTAAATGTTAGTTTTGATAGATTATAAGTTACATAGCGAGAAAACCTTTCTGCCCACTGTTTAAGGTTCTCCGTAACTGGTGGGGCGCTATTGGGGGATGTCATCTACGCCCACCTTGGCTTGCGTCTAAACGCATAATTCCCACGCGCCAATCAGAATTTGTTGTTCCGTTTATTCTCATGCGAATTTGCCGACCTGTAAATCTGACTGAAGTTGGGTTGGTCATCGTAAAAGGGCCATGTGAGGTTTCTGTTCCATTTGGATAAAACCTAGTTTTAAATGTAGCAGTTACTTCGCCTTGAGTTTTTTCATCTGGGATAAGTTTTGTTGCTTTCATTACAGTATCCCCAGTACCAATCATAATTGGGCCACTTTCTGCAAAAACAGTCTCACTACCATACTGGTTGCCTACTTCATGCTCGTATAAAATCCCAGAAGCATCAATCCACAAAGGCTGTCTAAAAGTTACCGCATCTACCCCAGAAGTTCTATCAATGCTACCTGTCATCCAAATGTTTTCCGCATAGTCATAAGCAACATAACGATCACACTCAATACTATCACCGCTTGGATAAAACCACCAAATTTCGCGCCACTTTGAATTAACAACCGCATTTACTTTTGTCAGTTGGTCACGGTTTATGCTTGTGAAAACGTAATCAGATACTTCTGATGGTAAGTCTTGGACTGCGCCGCCAGCGTATCTATGGAAGCCATGCGTACCCATCCAGATAACACCAGCGTCTACTGATGCAACAGCCTTATGACCTATTAAACCGCAAGATGTGCCGACTCTTTCAAAACCATAAACATAAGGTGGTCCTTGATAGCGAGCCACATGACAATCGTTAGTTGTTAAAATAACTGTTTCGCCTCGCGTTCTAACACCAGACATAATTTCACCACTGGTTTGCAAAATTATATCACCAGCCTCATTTGTAGTTGCTGGTGTCCAACTTGTATTGTTTTCACGATCACACCACTGGACTTTGCGAGGATCACCGCCAGCTCCTAAAGCAAAAATAAATCTTTCTTCTGTAACAATCAAAGATGTATTGCTTGTCGGCGCGTTACTTATTGCAGCAGCTACAGTTGCCGTATCAAGCTGCCACTCATACAGCTTTCCATCATCCGTTGAGCAAGCAACAAGATTTTCACCGAATGTATCTAATGACCATGTTGTAGGGTCTAGCAAGGTTGTAGCGTCTTGCCTTGGCGAACCATAGGTTTCTTGTCCGTAAAGCCCACCGCCATACCCTGAGTTTACTGATGCATCTACGCGCCCAGAAGTAAAACCAACAGGCGTTATATCAAATACATCGTTATCTTCTTCCATAACATATAAATTACTATGAGTTCCCAAGGCTAAATATCTGTTTTGATCATTATCACGCCAAGAAATCATGCCACGAACAACACCAGTAATATCTACCGAACCGCGCTGCCTCCAGCCAGCAACAGGCATCATTGCGCCTTCATGCCAACGCACTAACGATCCGTCTCGCCAACGGCCTTGAGCTTGTAAATCTGTTCCATTTCTATACTGACCTGCTGGAAGCTGTAGGGGAACAAGTGCCATTATTTTACCTCCAAAATCTCTGTCCATACGCCATTTATGTTTTGAGGCTTATGGGAAATATATTCTACATTTAAAAGTCTTTTTGATGGTTTAACAGGATAAATTCCGCTGTTTACAAGAAATGCGTTATCTAACCTTTTAGGAAAGCTTGTGCAGGGATATTTCTTGCGTAACAAGTTAGCCCAGCTTGCATTTACCTCTTGGCTTTGCTCGTCAATATACATTAGGGAAAATCCTTTCCTGTGCCCCAGCGAATTTGAACTACGCCACCTTGTCCACCGCTTGCGCCCTCGCCTCCTCCACCAAAATCTCCTACATTATTTCCAGATACGCCTGTTCCATTTCCATCGCCAGACCCAGTGCTACCATCTGCGCCATCAGCATCATAATCAGCAGCACCTCCACCACCTCCAGCAACTCTGTCGTTTAAGCCGCCAGAATATGCACCGCCATCACCGCCATCAAAGCCACCATCGCCGACAAAAGAGCCACCTGCCCCTACAAGGTTTACAGTCGCGTTCCCTCCAGAAAAGCCATAAACGGTACTTGTATTTATAAAGTAAGAGCCACCGCTTACCACAACAGTATAATCTTGGAATGGTATAACTGAAATATTGTTCTTATAGCCAAGACCGCCACCGCCACCACCATTATAAGGATAAGTTACGCCGCCTGTCGTAAACTGTGCGCCAGCTCCTCCATTCCCGATACACACTACAGAAACAGAATAAACGCCTTGCGGTGCAGTCCAAGTACCAGACGATGTAAATACTTGCTCACCAGATGGAACTTGATTACCTGCAATTATTAACTTTCTAGCTAAACTCATGACATATCTTGACCTGCTGTAAACCCATACCATGCTGAGCCACCGTTATGCGTGAAGAACACAAAAATATCTATGTCACCATTGCCTGTTGAGAGAACTGGCGCATTTCCACCATTCCAAGAAACGTTAGGCCATGTTGCCGTGTATGGCCCTGATCCTTGCGTTAGCTTTAAAACAAATGAAAAAGCTGTGCCTGTTGCTGGTGCGTTTGAAAAAGTAAAAGTCGCATTTGCCACCAAGGTATGATCAAACACATTTCCAGTAGATAAATCGAGCGTTGTTGTTGCGCCCGATACAAATGTGTCCTCATATGTTACTGGCTTGAGTGCGCCACTAATATCTACATCAGCAGCAAAAGTTGCATTACCTGTGAATGCTGGGCTTGCTTTTGGGGCTTTGTCGTTCAGATAGCCATCAATATCATCCCAGTTTGTGTTTAGCTTGGTTCCCCAAGTATCGTTTGACGATCCTACCTCTGGCTTTGTAAATCCAAAATTTGTTGTTGTTGTATCAGCCATTTAATTCTCCTATGCGGCATCTGACCATGTATCAGTCGGGTCTGTTGCGTCAGTCCAAGTGTCAGTGGGTGCTGTTACTTCTGTCCATATATCTGTTACTGTTGATTGTTCTAGCCATACACTATCATCATCTGCCTGTTCTGTCCAACTATCGGTTGGTGGTTCTTGAAAATCCCAAACAAACCTTGCTGGCAATGTAGGAACACCAGCCGTAATATCTGTAAGTGTTAATGCATACTTTTGAAAAAACGGTAAAGTATCTATTTGCGGTGCGCTTGCAAATATATCAACAGGCGCAAAGTTGGAAATAACCGATACGGTTGCGGTGTCTATAGTTGGCTGTAAGTCTAATGCTTGCGAGCTTACGCTTATCGTGTTGCCCATGCCGGAGCCGTGAACACTACACACATAGCGTAAACTTGCAGGAGCATCGCTTGGCACTAAAAACGTAACAGTTGCACCAGACGTACCAGACGTACCAACTGAAGTTACACCGTCTGTGTAGGATGTTGTTCCATCTGATAGCGTAAAGACAAGTGGATGACCATCATTTGTTGCGTCACTTACGTCAAAAACATACTTTTGCCCTCTAACCAAAGAAAGCGTCGGATTGCTTACACCATCAATGTAAAACTTATTGCCACCGTTATCAGCAACGGTAACAGTGTAATTTGTAACTTCTGGCCCTAATGATGTTGCACTTAGAACATCTGTAAATGCGGCTGTTGCGTTATCAACAACAGGTGTCGATGTTATGTCGTTTGCATTTAATGGATGAACAATATCAACGATAATTGCGTCAATAACAGGCGTGCCAGAAACTATATCATCGGCAGCAAAATTAGACGCTACTGGTGTTCCAATTGCATCAATAACTGGTGCGCCAGTTACAATGTCGTTAAACGTGAATTGTTCGTTTTCAAAAACTGACGCTGTATCGACAACAGGTGTTGCCGTGATATCATTGGCGGTAAGCGCGTATTTTACTAAACCCTCATCACCTATCGGGGCAGAAGCTAGCGGTGCAAATCCAAGCATTTAATTACCTACGGTTTAGTAGGCCACGTTATTGAAAACGGAAAGCCTTCTTGCTGCGGAATATTTCTTAAAGCTTGTCTATAGTCAGATTGAGCTTGTGACATTGTGTGATCTGAAACAGCCCACCAATCGCATCTGGATAGCAAATCATCTCTTTTCCAACGAACAAGTTCAGCCTCTGTTCTTTTTAGCTCATCAGGATCAATGAATTTTGCTTCCGCTTCTGTCTGTTCTACTTCTTCAGCCATGTTAGTCCCTCACACCGTACAAGCTCCACTTGCCAGTATCCAGATTGCCTGTGCTAGCGTATAAATAAAAACCTTGAATATCGACTGTTCCTGTATACCTCGTAAAGGCTTGGTGCGTTATAGGTTCACCAGAATCATCTATATAACCTCCAACGGAATGAATTTGCTGATCCTGATCAACACCGTATTCACTCATCTCTGTCATAAAAGTTATGCTACCAGACCAACCACTTTCCTCTGTACCTCCCCCAACATAGTCATATCTACTTAAATAATGAACGCTAGTCGTTGTAGCGTTGGCATAGTCTGTTGAGCTTATCGACTCTAAATACTGACCATTATAAATACTGCTTGTAGATGTATAGTTTAAAGAGCCAGATGGGTATCTTATCCTTAAATAAATTCTAGCATCCGAAACAGGAGTAAGGCGATCAAGTAAAAGCTCATACTTTGAAAAAACTTCCCCTGCATCATCAGTAGCCCCTCCAGTCGTTCCCCTTTTCCAATCATAAGAAAGATAAGTTTGATTACTTACAGTGCCATTCGCTAGTAACTGCCTACTGGCAACCTCATGGTGCGAGGTTGTGGCATAAATTACTGCATCACCACTTAGATCAATTCTGCCCCCACTATTACTAGAGGCATGAGGACCACGATCTAATGCTCCTGATGAAACGTCAACAAGTCCAGTGCCTACTTCCCAGCCACCGTTAGCATCCTCAATGGTATACTTTACATATGCGTCAGTAGAAAGCGCATCAGAAAAACTTTGGTATCCATAAACAGTACTACCAAAATAAACAAATGTGCCAGTGCCAGTTGTACTGGTGGTCATCTTAACACGTAATGGGTAGACTAAACTAGTCATTAATCACCTATGCAGGATCAGGGATTTCAACGTCAAACGTCGCTACTGTAAATGTATTTCCCGACACGACTGACTGTGATGTTGTCAGTGAGCCAGTGCAAAGCAAGCGTGACTCAGATACATCTGTGATCGCATAGTGCGTTGCTGTGCCTGTGCCTGTGACCGTTCCATCAGAAATCGCGGCACAAGCTGTTTTTCTGCCTGACGTATCTCCATTTTCTGGAGCACCAAAACTCACAGATGTAGAGTTTCCTAACGTGTATGTAGTGATAGCCTCTGCATAAGTAGTCGCCTCTTGCGAGGTTATATCTATGCGATCTGCTTCTGTGTCCAACTTGCTAAGTGCTGCGTCCAACACATAATCTGAAATGCTTGCCATGTCTTTCTCCTAGTATGTGTTGACTTGCATACGCAAGCCAGAGCCACCAAATTTAGCCTTTTCATTGTTACTATTAATACCATCAACTGCGCTTTGGTACAATGATGCCCAAACAGTCGTGCGCTGATCGTCAACCAAATACGGCGCTGAATGCATCAATGCACCATATAAATACGCATCAGGGAAATACTCCAGAATCCAGTTAGACGTTGCGCTATCGCTTAACGGAGTTGTGCGTGCATAATAATAAAGCTCACCTGTGTATGCACTGTCGGGCGTAGGCCAAACCTCTAACTGCCCAGCAATTACAGAATAATATCTTGGCTTACCCGATGCATCTGCGCCACTTCTGCGATAAGACTGTAATGCCAATGGCGTAACCAACTCAATCGGGCGCTCATCTGCATCTAGGTGAAAACGCACAGCTTCCATAAAACCACTTGGCAACTGCGTATATCTAGCATCAATATCTGCTGTGCTACGCTCCTCCATGCGCCAATGCCTAACCTTGCGATCCATATCTGCCTCTGCAAGAGATATAAAGTCAGGGATAACGCTTGTAAGATCATCCCTGTTT